CACGTAGTTGTTCAATGGCATCATTCCATCCACCAGGATTTGCTGGAAGATTTTTTGCTATGTCTGAATATAACCCAAAGCCACTTGAACGTGTAACACCAAAAGTAGAAACACTTGTCCTAGGTGCAGTATCCGGCAAATATGCTGCTGATGGAATACGTTGTCCAGCATCTGGTGCTGGCTTTGGCGCATTCTCAGGAGTCTTGGTAAGTTCTTTTGCTAGATTTGATATTGTATCCCATAAACTCACAAAATACTCCCCAGGTATTTAATATAATCTTTAGTTGCTTGCGTAGCGCCTGGTTGTTGTGCCCACCATTCCATGACTTGGTAATTTTGTCTAATTAAATTAATGTCTGGATTGTCCGATTCTTGTGGAGTAGTAGGTAAGTTAAGAGCCTCTAGTCCATCACCAGCACCAAGTTTTGCACCATTAGTTACTGCAACACCAGGTTCTGCAGTTGGAGCAGTAAGTGGTATTACATCAGTATTCATACTAGATCTTATAGATGCAGCACCAGGAACATTTGCTACTGGATTTCCAGCAAGTTTTGCAGCACGTTGAGTTGCAAGAGTTTTTTTACCCTCACCATATCCCATACCAGGAATATAAGTTGCTGCTTGTGTTCCACTTTGGCCATTACCACCAAGAGGATTAATGTTCATTGGGTTATATTGTGGTCCACCATTAGCACCACCGCTACCTTTTCCACCCATGATTCCTCCTACCTAGAATATTGTATTTTAGTAATAATGGGACCGCTTGAATATATATCCCATTTAGTTGATATTTCTATTGCTTTTTTGATAATTTTTTCTGCTGCAATAGCAGATGTAACTCTATCGACATTAAGAGCCGCCATAGCACCAATGGCAATGTCGCCACCAGAACCAGAGTAATAGATACCGCGAGTATCACGATCCCAAGAATAATCCTCAAAGATAGGATAGAGTACTCCACGAATGCTAATAATAAACTGCGAATCATGCGCTGCTGCATCCCCATCTTCTTTCATGTCATAGCCAGCGTCTATGAATAGTTTACGCATAGAAGGTATAAACTTCTTAGTCATAAACAAATCTAAATCTTCGCGAATCTTTGGCTTCGGTGGTTTCCATCCAAATTGCACTAAATTTGAACCACGTCCTGCACCAGAACCAGCAAGTTAAACTTGATAGAAGGCTTTGTATATCTGGTACTTCTTGAGGTTCTCCTGCCATAGGGGTAGGACCTCCTACTGGAGCAGCGGGAGCAGGGGACGGTTGCTCAACCTGAGGAGCACCAGCAGGAGGAACTTGTTCTTTAGGCGCAAAGATTTCTTCTATTGCGTCTTCGATGCTTTGTCCCTTTTGTCTTGATTTAATAACACTAGCAATCTTTGTAACGATATCTGTAGGATCTTGTCCGGCAGTGGCCATTTGTGGAATGGCTTGGGTGTATGCTTGAAGTGAAGAGATAAGAGCATTACGCATATCTTCAATCTCAATCTTCTCTTGCTCTTGTGTAACATTAACATTAAACGGCAACTCTCTCATAGCCATGTCCTTGGAGATTAACTTGCCTCCAAGTGCTTGTAGCATAAAAATAAGTCCTTGTGCTGGATTAAGACCAGCAAGCATACCATAACGAACATCGGCTGAATAATCGCCCTTGATGTCTTTGCTTGGTTTATACTCTAATGCATAAGGTGATCCAGCATCTACACCGCGAATTGTTTTTAATTCATCAAATATTAATTCATCAACCTCAAAACAAATTCTAATTACATCTCGAAGAGCCGTTGCAAATATAGATTGGGCTGACTTGACTTGAGTATCGAATGCTCCCATGAGAGCCTGGACGCCCTGGCCCGTAACGATAGATGCATTAACGTTACCTGTTCTGCCCTCTGGGTAACGAGCACCCACTCTAAGTTCTTGATTGAGCAACGTTTGTTCGGTAAACGCCCCTTGTGGAAGTGTAAGTTCAACACGTCGTACTCCTGCTGGGTTGTTGGTTCTAATAACTGCATCTCCGCCAAGTTGAAGTTCTTGAACATCGCTTGGTAGTACAATAGGAGATTGAACTGACTTCTCTGCTGCTTCCATAGCAAGCATAGCAAAACGATTACGTAGTAACTGAATACCAATAACATCATCAAATTGTCCACGCATTTCACCATCAATAGTAGGACGCTTGGCAATTACTACCATCATCTTTCCTATTGGATTTTTGGCACTAGATAAAATTAAGTTATCTCTACTAGGAACATACACTACAGATTGGTCTTTGTCGTAGTAGCGAACTATTTCAATTAAGCCATTAACATCTTGTTTAAAACCTGAGCGTCCAAGTAATTGAACTTCATATTCAGGGAATTGAGCAACTAACTCGCCAAGTGTTAGGGTGTATATTTTTGCAAAGGAGACGCATCTTCCGTAGCGATCAAATTCAGGATAAGCCATCCTTGGGTTTTCTACACGGATGCGTGGCATCTTTGATTCCTCATCCAATTCAATTACGAATGGGAGGAAACCGTATGTTATGTAGTAGTCGGCCCCTGTGTACATAGAAACTTGTAGATCAGAATGATTAAAATAGTTAGAGGCAATACGAGTACGGTTATCAGCAAACCTACGAGCACGATCATTAACCTGACTAGCGGACGAGCAGTTAACCGCAGGAAGCGGCGCCATAACCTCTTTATATCCTAACTATAGGTTTCCGACCATTGCTCAGCAAAGGCCTCATCTAAATTTATTCCGTATCTTGCTTCTCTTTGCCGTCTAGTAGCCCATCGATTATTCTGGTACTTAGTAGCAAAAGATGATTGTTGCATTAATTCTCTGACTCTAATGATAGCAAACCATAATGCCATTACACAGTCAGTTGGGTTTTTTGTATCTGGTTTCCAGGTTATCAACTGTTGAACTAACGACTTCAATCCTTCTGAACCTTCATTGGATGGAAGTTGTATTGTGTTGTTATCTTGAAATCTGCCGTCCCTCAGACTGCCGAATAAGGCAGACATGGAGGCCACACCAAATGATGTGTCCCATTTGTTCTTACCAGTATAGTGAGGATTTAACTTACACCCATGTATGGCTAAGAACTGAACTAGATCAGTATCCATCTGATACGCCTTTTGATGGGCGTTGATTTCAACTCGAAACTCTTGTGGTTTATATCTTTCAACCCACTCTTCAATAAGAGCACGCTCTTTCTGGGGAGATGGGTCAACCATATTAACACAATCTAAAACATAAATTTTTGAATCCGCTTTATTGTAGGTAACTGCTACGAAAGCAGACCTGCCTGATACAGCAGGGTCAAAACCAATTACAGTATAAGAGCCTTCAACGTGGCTTGGATGGCCTGGCGTTCCAGCCTTAAGAGGTCCGCGTTTTCGCATTCCATTGACGCATCCTGCAACAACTGTTGGTGAGAAGATTGAGTCTTCGACGATATCTTCTTGTTGGTAAACCATAGCCCAGATTGACGGAGCAACCTCAGACCTTCGAGTAAAGAGCGAGGGTCCATCCCACTTTGGATATAATCCTTGCTCATTTGCTTCATCCTTGTCGCCCTCAGCCCTGTCTGTCCAAGGCCATAATGTTTTCCAGTTTTCTGGCTTCTCGTCAAACTCTAATACTGCTGGTTGAGAGAAGTAAGTGAATGGAGATTTGCCACCTGTCCATTGGTCGCCATCTCGTATCATCTTGTATAAATCTATAGGGGCGACACGGGTTCCTACAATCAGTAGTTTTCCGTGCCGTCCCAAACGGGTGATGACTTCTTTTTGAAGCCATTCAATTTGCTTATCCCACTCATGAGAGTTTGAGTTCATCACCACATCGTCTAGGATAATCAGATCGGCGCGAGCACCGTAAATCTGAGATCAAAATCCTAATGCTTGTACTGTTGGGTCTTTCTCTCCAGAGTCGCGTCCAGTGCCCAAGTAGATCATATCAGCAGACCATGTCTGCGAGTCAGCCTTGTATCCACCATTGGGACCAAATCCCATTTGGAGTTTAGTCCAGTTAGGGTGGCTAAGTCTAGTCTTGATTGCACTTAAAAATTTTCTGGCCATACCTTGAGTCTTTGAGACCACAATGATTCTTACGTTAGGATCAGTGGCTATACGGTAAGTCACATAGTTGATTGTGATGACTGTGGACTTAGCGTGCTCAGGTGGTACGTTGATTAAGATACGGTTGCTGGCCGCAGGCTCATAGGTCATGGATGGATGTAGCCAACGGGGTTCCCGTCCCTCAATTAGGTCAACCCAATCTTTATGGTGTTCGAACAGTTTAGTGTCTAGGAATTGCTCGGAGAAATCCTCAAACGAGATATCCTTGAGATTGGCCATGTCGGCCTTGACACCTTTACCAGCAAGTCTTGCTTTATCAGCCTCAGCCTTAAAGTCAGGGTTCTGCATTGACCATTGGCGGAAGGTAACATCATTTCTACCCACAGCCAGCATGGCGTCGGTAATGGTTGTTCCCTGGGCTAGTAGTTCTAAAACTTTCTTCTGGGCCACATCTTTAGGAACTGATTGTACCCCTGGCTGGCGTCCCATAGTACTCCAAAAAACGGTTATTAAACGGTAGG